TTAGAAAGCATCTACGATCGCATCGACGAAGGAGACGAAGATGCAATTGCTGAATTTGAAAATTTTGATTTTGAAGAAGAAATCTTTTCGAAACTATCTGACAATGATTGGGAATTGTTGATTCGTTCTTGCAACAGCCAGGCATACTATCAAGAATTTGAGGTAATTTGATGATACTGGTCCAGTCGGTTCTTGCTGAGATGGAATTGTTTGACAAGATTTTTTAATCACAAAAAAGCCCCCAGCGTCTGCTGAGGGCTTGAATTGTTTATTCGATTACTGTTCCGAGGGTATCTCCGCCCTCGATTTTGGAAGCTACGTAGACCAGCTTGCCATCTTTCAGGAAGCTAATCCAATAATGCTTGTCGGCGTTTGCTGAGCCGACAATTTCGACTGTTTCGCCTTTGGTTAGACGGCCGACAATCGCACCAGAAAGGCTAGCACGGTCACGGATGTTGAGGGCCACGGAAGCTGTGAAAGTCTTCTTTTTGGCAATCGAATTGCCTTTGATTGCACTAGATAGCTTATCCAGTTCCTCGACCTTGGCAGCATCCACAAGGGCCTGCAACTCTGATGTAATTTCTTCCTTTGTCTTCTTGGCTGCCTCTGAGGCAACAGCTTTGATGGAGTTTAGGATACTTGTCATAGTCGGCGCATCGATGTTGGTTTGGGTCTGTAGACCGCCAAACAACCGACGGTGGACAGGAGCTTGAGTTGAAAATGTCTCTGTTGGGATATCTTCGCCAACCGTCTTCTTGTACCAGTCCTGGACATACTTCAGCTCCTCGCTGTTGTGCATGCCAGATACTGTGTTAGTTGCAGCATTGTAGAGATAGACAGCGCCTTTGATAAATTCCTGGTCTGTTTCTTTCATTGTGAATAAGAATGATCCAATCATTGGAGATTTCCTCTTTCTATTTTTTTGATTTGCTGAATTTCTGGATGATTCAGGCCCACCATCCAGCGGCAATCTGAACCAGCCGATGAGTGTCTGGGTCTCAATTTGCGGATTATAATCCATCCGACCGCTGGCATAGAGCAAACGTTTCTTTCTGCGAACCCATCCTCCATTGTACAGGGCATCAGCATTGCCGTCAATGTTTTGCTCAAGAGTGACAGGTTGTCCACCTACACTCTCAAAAACGCCAGTGTGGCCGTAGATGTGACTATATGTCCTTGCGACCCAGATGTCTCCTGGTTGTGGCACATTTTTGCCGTCGTTGTAGAACACTAAGAAGCCATTCGCTCTTGCTTTTGACAGCAAGTCAATGGCATTAGTGTAGGCAAGATTGAACTGGTTATCAGTTGCCCATCGGGTCAGATGGCTAACATAAGACACGCATTGGCCTCCATAAGGGTTAGTAGGTTCTAGGACTTTCTGTCCCAAAAGAGAGGCCGAGTAAAGCAAAAAGCTGTGTACTGTCTTCATGGCCTACCCCATGACAAAATCGTCATCTTTGCTTTCTGGCTTGTAATTCACATCAACTTGGCCATTTTCTGGTTTCTTCTTGACAGATTTCAAGGCATCCAGATAGTGTTGAGCTTCTTTTGCTTCGCTGGTAAAGTTGTTGTTCTTCCACCAGGCAACCAATGCCGTTACAGCCGTAAATCCAAAACTGATTACCTGAGAAATCTGGTCATCTTCAAATGGCAACGGGTTCTTTCCAGCAATCACCAAGCCCTGATTGATTAAGGCAATAATGATGAGGATGGTTCGTGTGATAGTGCCAACATCTGTTTTTTTCATGGTTATTCTCCTTTTGTAATTAGAATTTTTAGTTCCTTGACGACTTCCGACAAGGTCTTGACCTGCTCAGCCAAAACTAAGAGAGCCTTGTTTTGCTCTTCGTGGTTGTTAAGCCTCTGCGTGGCCGTGGTCCTAAATTCCTTGAGAAATTCATTGTCTTTCTCAAGGACAGTCATCCGTTTCTCCTGCATTAGGATTTCTGTCTTAAATCGGCCGTAGATGGCCAGCATAGCGCTGACCATACCGACTATCAGTGAGATATCTTCTGGTGTAAATCTCATTTTTTTCTCCTTTTAAAAAAATCAAACATTCAGTCTGGTTTTGGCGGGGCGAGAAAAATTTGTAAATTCATCCTATTCCACATCCGCCGCTTGCTCTGATAGCACTTCAATGACTACTTCCCGCAGGTTGAAGAGCTTCGGCACTTGGTCCACTGTGTAAGTTCCGGCAAGCACTAAGGCAACCCAAGATTTGACGATTTGATGGTTTTTTGTAAATTTCATTGTAAAGATTCCTTTCTTGATTAGGGCAGTGCCCAGTAAGATGTTGCTAAGCATATTTTCATTATGCCCCCTATACGAGGATATTTGATGGGGATTGACCAATGATATTCATGATCAATTCGGTGAGTTCGGATACGGCATTATTGACTGCTTCCTCATTCTTGATGGTGGCAGCCTTAGCTTCTGCAGTTGCTTCTTCCAGGTCCTTGATGGCATTCTGAGACTTTTCGATTAGTTCATCATACTTGGCAATCTTCTCGCCAAGCAAATTGAATTTCTCATTCTCAGCCCTGTTTGGAAAGTTTTCCTGGTAATGCTCTTCCATGGCTAGTTCAAACAATTCTTGGTTGCTCAAGTCTGTTTTGTCTCCAGCCAGCACGACTGGCAAATGTCCGCCGTCCATGTGACCAAGCGTGACAATGGTTCCTTTTAGGCTACCATCCAGATTGTAATTCAATGATTTCCCGTGAAATTCTAATTTCATAGTTTTTCCTTTCTTTTTAGTATGACCAGAGGATTTGGCCACAGTATCTCTGATTCGCATCCGTGGCCAAGATATGTAGGCCACCGTCAGCATTGAGTTGGGCATTTCTGTCCCTATCCATAAAAGTGTGCCAGGCCTTGGCTGTCCGCATCAGAGCTTTAGGCACGTACTTTGTCGGAACCGTGACGATGTGCTTGGTCCCTCCTGTCGAGAAGGTTACATCAAAGTCTACGATGACCAGGTTACCCTGCACTTTCCAGCGAACATTGGAATTTACAGTGGACATGGCCCAATCTGTGTAATTTTCGCCCTTGAGATAAACTTGCCCATTCGCTTCAATGACGAGGGCATTTTTTCCATCGATGTCTCGGCCGAAGCGGATATATCCGCAGTCTGGATCAGCAAGACCAGTATGCAGGACCTCCTCGATATTATCAGTCAAATTGGCCCGCAAAAACCGAATTTCGCCAGAGGTTACAGCCACGACTGGCATGTCGCTTGCGGTAGCCTCTGTGTTAAATTTTTGGACAGGGCTACCATTTACAATTAATCCATAATTGTCGACAAAAAGACCAGTCTTAAAGGCCGGGTAATTGTAAACGGGTACAGCAGAGCTTCCGGCTCTAAAGCTACGTTGCAGCAGCATACTCCCTGCGTTGACACTACCAAGGTTGGCAGAGATTGCTGACAATGTTTTCACATCCAGCTTTTTACCAGTTATTGCCCCATCGACAATCATGTTTCCATTGACCTTGAGCAATTTGGCGATAATCTCAACCCACTCAGCTTTTTGGGCAATCATGGAGGCAATTGTCTGTCCATTGACCGTCTTAGATGCGCTATGGATGATACCCTCGTCAGTGACAGAAATGTCTGTTTTGTAGACTACTTTCGCTAACTCTGCTTGGTCTGCTTTGGAGTTGATACGATTGTTAATATCCGCTTGAGCCTCTCCGTAGGGAGTAGGAATGATTCCTTCTTCCAACTGAGGTTTTGTTAAGTAAAGAATCGAATTAGTTGTAAATCCGTAAGCATAGATAAAAAAATTGACTTCTTTTGATAAATCAATGTCATCATTGAGTTTTATCTGCCCAGCAACTCTATGCCATTTATTTATCGTACTAATATTGATAGTGCGTTGTCCTGAGTGGAAATTTCTCACCCCACTTTTATTATAATAATAAAAACCGAACCAAATTTTAGTACCTGTGTCAGTAGCATATATATCTGCCGAAAACGTATAATTTCCAAAAGATAGGTCAGTTGCTCGCAGAATGGCAGTAAGAGCTTTCAAGGTTCTCGAACCGTTAGATTCGTTAAATTCTATTACAGGACCTTTTCCCTCGAACGAACCTCTGTAGATAGCATGATAAGATGTTGTCGGATTAGGTATTCCTCCGTTATAAAGATTATTCCAATTTGGGATAGTTTTATTTACATAGGTTACTCCGTCGACTGTAAATCTCTCTGAGCTATCAATAGCATTGCCAAATGCTGAGTTTCTAAGAATGTTTCGCCCACCGACCTCAATCTTAGCCCATCTATCAGCCCATTTATACTTCGTTTTGTCTGTACTATCAGCTTGCGTATAGTCAGAGTAATTCCCGATGTACCGCTGACCGTTATCAGTTAAGGTTAGACCTGTACCGTCTGCGTTATTTGCGTAAGCCCAATGGACATAGGGAGTTTGACCATCAATGATATTAGTCAGTGTCAGTTGGTTGGTTGCTATCAATTGTGCCATCTACAACCTCCTCTAATCCAATGATGTAGGTCATGTACCCATATGTATCCCAAATCTTTTCAATCGCTTTCGACTTGCTTTCTGCTTCTATAAGAACCACTTCCAACTGTCCACCAAGCTCAATTTCTGCACGAATCATATACTACCCCCTTATTCAAATACTTCACAGAAGTACGTTGCTTTGTCCGCAATCTCACTTGCCGACACAGATACTGTTTTACCTGTCTTGTATTGGTTGCCAGTACCACCAAAATTAGCATCTAGCACGCCATTCTTGTCACGCTTCGACCATTTATAGGTATACCCAGTCCCCGCTGTGTCTAACTCCTCACCTTTGCGATATAGCCGTGCTTTTAAGGATGTACTGCCAGTTGAGTTCTTAAACGTGTTTCCAGCTGTGGATTCAATCACAATAACAATCGGGTCTGAAAAGTCTAAAATCGTTGCAACACCAGTCGCTTTTTGACCGTTCGTTCCTCCGTCTCTATCAATGACTACAACTCTATAGGTCTGAGAATTGACAACTGCGCTTGTAACAACTGTTAATACGCCCTGAGCTGTTGTGTTTACTGTTGGTTCAACGTTTGGTGTTTGGCCAGTTGTCGTAGAGTTACACAAGCGCCATCCAATACCACCATCAACATCATAACCAGTTGAGCTAGTGGATGATACAGAGCTGTCCGAATAGAAGAATTTAATCTGCTTGTTACCGCTCGAAATGGTATTGCCCTTGTACAAATCAGCGTTGATAGTCAAGTTTGCTGGTTGGTTGTTGTAAAATATATTACCTTTGCCTGTGTAGACATTTAAGACCAACGCTTGCTTGCCTAGTTGTACAGCTAACAAGTCAATACTTGCCCTAAAATCGACCCGTAAGCCAGTGATAGGGTCTGTCCAAGCACCAACTGCCTCATAACGCTTAGCGCTCGTATTTGAGGGCACGTTTACTTTAGTGGTCAATTTTTCGTTCTTGCTGCCTGACAAATATTGATTATCAGTAGTTGTCAGACTTGTAATTTGAGTTTTAGAAGTGCCATTATATTCGTACCAACTCACGTTGCTTGCTTCGCTTAGGATAGATGTTGCTTGACCAGCTTTAGTAAGATTAAGTGTCAATACTTGCGGTGAGCTAGCGTACGATGGATTGTAGGCATTCGCTGTCTGGTCAAATACCTGTGTTGTTGTTTGCGATGCAGTGATAAAAGCGCTTAGTACAGGCGCATCTGATAAGTCTGTGATAGTGATTTGACCGCTTGAAATAATTTTCATGTTTAATATTTCCTTCCTTAAATAGGTTCAATGTTGCACTCAAACTGAGCACGTCTAAATACGTCTTGTTGCGTAATAGCAATGGATTTGGACGAATACGTATGCGCTTGATTCCACAGTGTGTCTGCGTTGCCGTCTGCATCCGTCTTTGTCCAAATGTAGCTAAATTGACTGGCATCCGTGTCAATCTCCTTGCCTTCCTGCCACAATGTAGCAGTTAGAACTGTATTGATAAGATTGTTTTTAAATAAGTTCCCGTTGCTGGTCTTGATAGTCATGAGGATAGGACTCTTTCCATCTGAAACATCAGTAAATGTCATCTCCGTCGATGCCACTGCTTTGCCAGCAAGGACTGCCTCTACCTTGACCACGGCAGTACCACTGACGGCATCAGCTGTGACTGTATAGGTGGATGCTGTGGTGCTAGTCCCGTTTATGGTCCACACAAAAGAGGCCCCAGAAATCGTTTCTGAGCCTCTTTTTAATGTTGGGGTTATCCGGCTATTGCCAGCCCCGTTCTTAAACACTGTGCCGTTGTTTGTGGCCAATTCAAGCGTATATGGAATGGCCTCCTTGGCCAACTCTTCGACACGCTTGAGCAAGTCATCTGATAGTTGACTATATTTGCGTTCAAAGTTT